CTACGCATCATTATCCAATCGGTATGTGCGTAGGTAAACGGGGTTTTAGGTGAGGGTTTTAATAACTAAAGCAACAATGCCAGACGCTAACGCTGACGAAAGAATAGAAGTAATCCAAGCCGACTGCCAACGAGCCTTTTCCAACTCACGCAGGCGAGATTCATGGTCACTAATAATTTCTAAACGAGCCTCAATAACTGCAAGACGATTACTTATGTCAGCAAGAAGAACAGGTGTAGTGGGGGCTTTTGGAACTTCCGTCATGCTTGAGGCCAAAGTTTTGTTTTACATCCACCACATTCAGCAAATGCTGGCGAATCATCACCAAAATTGTAAACAACATCCTTGTTTACACAATCACTTATACTGCAAATAAAGACACTCATTAGACTCCCTGATACATTATAGTGAATTGAAAATAACTTCCTGCGGTTGTCGCCCAAGTAAAAGGGCTGCTTGCAGTTTGGCTAGACAAAGTTGCTGTAGCACCTGATGTGCCGATGGTTTGCATACGAGCAACAGATGGCCCTGACCCGACTGAAGTTACGCTTCCCAAGTAAGAAAGTGAAGCGCCAGCATCACGCATAACGCAAGTGCCAATAGATACAGAACGGTTACCATTTGCGATATCAACAGGTAAAGAAATTGAAAATTGACCGCCAACAGTAGGCGAAGTTCCCATAGTTATGTAAACCTGTGCAACAACTGTTTTACCAATACGACTATAAAATGCGGATAAAGTAGCGCCCGTTCCTTGAGTTAAGTTAGTTAGTGTTGGTGTCCATGCTATCCAAGCAATATCGTAAGGAATCCAAGCCGTTCCAGAATAAACATAAAAAGAATTATCTGCAAGAGAATAAGAAAATTGTCCCTCTGTTGGTGAAGTAATAGCAGCATCACGGGCAGTAGTATCAGCAAAAGTTGTTACAACCTGGTCCATGAAATAGGTTTGAGCCTCAACATCAGTGAACACGTCACCTGTAAGAAATGTTTTATATCCTGCGCCAGCCATTTAAACTCCTAAAATCCCAACACGTTATAGTCTAGACTACCCCAGATAGTATTACTCAAAATTAATGGTTCATATAAAACAGATTCAAATCTAAAAGTTACAACATGTGAATCAGGATTCATTTGATGGTCAATACCAATAATGCGAACAGTTTTAGTTATAGATGAACCAGTTTGGTTTGGTTTAAAAGTTACTCTAACAATTGTTGCAAGTTCAAGACTTAATACTGTTTGTTGTTGACTAACTGTTAAAGGATTTAACATCACCGTAACGGATTCAAAACGATACTCAGGTTCAGCGTATTTTGCTGCCAATAAATAAGCCTGTTTTGCAGTATCCGAATTGGAATTATTTAAATAATTGTCATCCGAATAAACAATCCTACCAAACCTATCTATAGAACTCTGTTTAATAACATTTGCACTAGCTCCACCAACACGAGTCAAAGTAACATCATTGTAAAGTAACTCAGATCCGTAAACTACTTCAATGGATTGATAAGGAAAATTAGTGGCATTAGAAGTTCCCGAATCAGTAAAACTTATATTGTTATTGTATATTCCACGACTTTTAACAAATTTTATTGTTCCACTTCTATTGACAAAGAAATAACCACCCTCAGTTTTTTCAACAAGTTGAGCATATTCAAGAGCATTAGTTCCGGCAGTAATAGTATCTGCTTGTAAAGTTCTATAACCATTATCTAAAGAATATGCGGGAGTGATTGGTGGATAAACAATGCCAGGGTCTTTTGGTGAAACAAAAAGTTTAGACAATCTTGTGCCACTCAATTCAGATGTTTGCACACCACCAGTCAAAGACATTTGTGCAAGATAAACAAAAAAGTCTGCACCAGTAACATTTGCTGTAGATTCACCAGAAACATCGTAACTATAATTCCAGTCTTGAACATAACCATCAAAAATGAGTTGACCAGCGGATAAAATTGATATGCCAATTCTTGGAACAAGATAACCATAAAAAGGTGAAGAAGTAACTAATGGATCAAAGTAACGATTACGGTTATTTAAAGTAACGCTTACCGTTCCAGTATTAAATCGTTCCAGTTCACGGCTACGGCCACGATTAATGTTTACAGATAAAACGTATTGTGTTATGTCAACACTAGCCCCACCATCTGACACAGTAAGAAGAATTTGGTATGTTGGAACGGCCATTAAACAAACACCATTTCATTAGTCTTAATATATTTACTATTAACCAGTGTAATTACCGCCTCTGTAGAACACATCACTAGCCTGAGTCTTAGCATATTTATTAACGTATTCAACAATAGTTTGGCCAGTCTTTACAGGATCAGTAACAATACCAGCAGCAACGTTAATGGTTATCTGAGTTGGAACACCACCAACACCAAAAGTGTAACCACCATAGCCTGGCATGTTATCTAGAGATGAAGTGCCGGAAGTATCAATAACTTTAGCTCGCTTAAACGCCTCTTTAACAGCATCTTCGGCATAGTTAATATCCACTTTAGGAGCTGTAAAACTTGCTGTATAACCATTAGGGTTTATTCCGCCATAGAAAGCAGTTTTAAATGTATCCGCCAATTTATCGGCAGCTTCTTTCAAACTTGCATCCGCGGCCAAAATACCTGTTACAAGACCCTGACCAAGATTCAAACCTGCACCATACATGACCTGAGCAGCTGACTCACCCATTTGCCCACCCAAAGTGGTAAGCTCCGTTTGCAAATCCTCTAAAGTCTTTACAGCAGTAGCACCACCAGCCAGGATGCTCTTAGCCATAGCACCACCCTCATCTAGGCCAAGACCAAGAATTTGAGTGTAAAGATCACCAGTTAAACCAAGTTTGCGAAGCTTCTCCAAATCAGTTTTAAACTCTTTAGTTTTACTAACAATGTTTTTAAACTTGTCAATAATAGTTGCAGCATTAGCAACACCAGCCACAGTTTCAGTAGTTGTTACTTTAAACTTTCCAACCATAAATGAAACAGACTTAGTAACCGACTGTCCGGTAGCGGCCATAAGATTAGACAAACTAGCAAAACCAACAACAGCCTTTTTAGTATCAGCAATAAGAGCTTTACCAAGATCAAGTTTTTGACCTAATTTATCACGTTCAGAAGCAATCTCCATCAATTCTCTTTTAACATCTTTTGCATAATTGCGTAAATTAGTAACAGCTTTACCATTGATTAACTTGTTATTTAAACCTTCTGTAATCTTTGAAAAAATGCCATCAAAAGTTGTTTTAACACTTGACTCTAACTGACCTAGTTGCCGAGTAACTAAGTTGCCACTTGTAAACGTAGATAACATGTCTTTAAAAGCGGCTTTGTATGCTGCGGCTTGTTTAGCAAAAGCCTCAGCAGCCGCTTTAGCTGCATCTGCAGCAGCCTTTTTATCTGCAGCGACCTGTTCAGCCACAGCAGCACGTGCAAGGCCACGCAATCTTGCCCTATCACGATACGCTGCATTAACTAATTCAAGTCCCTTTAATTCGTCAGACAAAATGTCATTTACAGCTTTGCCACCAGCAATTTCTTCAGTAGTTAACTTTCCAATATCGTATTTAGAGCCACCATATTCTTTTAAAGCTTTAGTAACTTTATCTATTTCACGTTTTTGATCTATTAAAGATTGTGTACCTATAACCGCTCCAGCAACAAGTAGGCTAATACCAGCAGTAGCCACAGCAGTTCTTACTGCCATAGTATTAAGAGAGAGAATTATCACATCTATAGCGGCTTTAAAATTCCAACTTGCAATAGTAATAATAGGCATAATGGTTTTCCAGGCTTTCATAACTCCAAGTGCAGTTACATATCCAATACCTAGAGCAACAATAGCGGCAGAATGTTTCACAACAATTCGTGCAAACAAGCTCAGTACCTCAGTCAAAATAACAAATGTTTGTACAAGCCCATCAAGAACTTTTTGATCAGCATTTAGCTCATTAAAAACATCGTTGATAACTTGTGCAAAACTTTCAAAAACTTTTGTAAGAAGTGGCCCATTCCTGGTAACAAAGTCACCAATTAGAGCCATCATTTTTGCAAGCACCGGAATCAATGCTTGAGCGATCTGTGCCTGGAAGTTTTCAAATGCTACAGAAAGATTGCGTTGCTCAACAAACAAAGTACCTTGACCTTTAGCAAAAGCACCTTGAGAGTCAGCAGAGCGTTGATACAACAGATCTAAGCGAGCTTGAGCTTGTGCTTGACGCAACATGCCACCAGTAAGATTCTTCTGACCACGCTCAAGCAACAAAGCATTAACTTCAGCCTGCTTCATAGCGACACCGAATTTTTCAATCGGGTCATACTCGCCACGGAACAAAGCCGTCATACCACTCAAAGCTTCAGAAACGTCATAACCATAAACAGTTGCAAGATCCGAAGCCAAGCCAACAAGTTTTTTAGTTTCATCAGTAACTTTGCCCATAGTGAAACCGGATTGCTTCAAAACCGAACCCAAGAATACAGAAGCCTTAGCTGACTCTGCGGTACTCAAACCAATATCTGCTGAGTTTTTAGCAAACTTTTCCATTTCTGGTGCTGATGTACCAAAAATAGTTTTCAAAGCTCTTAATTCACGCTCATAATCACGAGCCTTGAGTGTAGAGTCTTTAATAAAATCAAATGCCCCTGTAGCAATTTTGTATGCGCCAAAACCGCCCAAAAGTTTTTTTGTAGTACCAATAACACCACCAAAGGTAGTTAAATCGGCTATTGCATCTTTGACACCTTTTCCCCGAAAAATGGAAATGATTGGTAAAAGAATACTTCCAGACATTACTTAGTCCTCAACTTCTGATTGATCTCATTATAGGCTTGTGCCAAAACAGCGATAGCTTGCAAACGTACAGCAGGTAATTGACTTTCTGCAGCAGGATAAATAAAGCGCGAAGGCCCACCATTTTTGTTTAAAGCTTCAATCATTCCATAACCTTGATTATGAATTCGGTGTTTACGCGAACCTGTCCTAGAACGACTATACGGATACTCTCTAGTAAAAGGTTTTTTATTAATAAAATTGCGTGACTTACCAGCCATATCAGCCATAACAACAGCAGCATTATCAACATCAACACGAGCAATCGAAGAAACAGTTGCACCGTTGCTAAACTTCGTTCTTACACGAGGCAATTTAATCAAAGTATGATTTGGCCTCTTATTCCCATTTTGTGAGTTAGCACTCCAAGTCAAACGACCAGGTATAACAATAGGCTTAAAACCTGAAACCGTTTGTTTAGGATCTCTCCGATGAATACCAGATGTGGGTGGTTTTTTGGGAATAGCATTACGCACACCAGCAGCTAAAGGTTTAGCTACAGTTCTAAAATCTTTACGCATCTGTTTAACCAACGTTGGATCAACAGATCTCAAGGTTCGTATTAGATCGCGGTAATCGGTGACAGTAACACCAGATCGTTCACCGCGCGTAATGAGTTGAGCCATACAAACAATCCTATAAAAAGAAAAGAAGCCCCCCGAAAGGGACTTCTTTATCTAGCTTGCTGCTGACTCCGGTAAACAAGATACCTGCCCATAGTCCACAACATTCGCTCATCTAATTCCATCAACTCACGAGGACTAATACCTGTTTCACAAGCAACTGTGGCAATAAACCAATGAGCCGATTCATCACCAAGACCCTTTATTTTGGGTCTTTGTCACTACCCCCAACAGATGCAATACCATCCATCCAAGAGTCAAAGTCTTTGTCAGTACCTTTAGTGCGAGTTTCACTAGCCCAAGCCAAAAAACACAAATGTGTGAACTTGGGGTTTGACTCTAGCGAAGCAATCGAAATGTCAAATTTAGATTCCAACTTTACAAGATCAGAAGCAGAACAAACTACTTCTTTGCTTTCACCGGATGGAAACTCAATGCGTAGGTTGATTTTCAATTTAGTTCCTTAGATTAGGCCGTTGCTCTTGAAACGGTGCCGCTGGTCATCCAGGTTACCGATAGAGTGGCGATGTCCCCGACAGATGCCGAGTATGGCTGGTACTGCGAAACCAAGCATACAGCGGTGTAAGCGGGGTTAGTTGCTGACGTTGCGGTGCTGGTTGGGGTGATAACAACGGTAGCGTATGAGCCAGCGTTGAATAGTGGCTGTAGAGTTGCGTCTACCATAGCTGCACCAAAGTCCTGGAAGAAGTTTAGGGTTACAGAACCCGACTTCAGACCAGCAACACGGGTACGCCATCCGCCACCGAAAGCGGTTGTTTCAATTTCGTCAGCCGAAAGGTCAAGGCTGACGCTCTGTAGAACTGCTGAAAGGTTAGTGCCGTTCACAGTAACTTTGTGATCGGTAGCTACGTAAACTGCCAATTTATCTCCTAAGATGCTTGGACAGCACAGCTGAACTCTGCTGCCAGGTAAGTTGTTTCACCAATGGTCGTTGAACCATAGTTTCTCATGTCAGACACAACTAGATCGAAAGCCTTTCCAGCTAGTGTCTTATCTGATTCTATCGCACTCTTGATACTCGTTGCACCTGTAGGTGAGCAATAAGCGTCAAGAATAGTTTGAGCCGTGCGTGACTCTGCCTGACCTACAACGACACTAATAGTGAAATTGTAGGTATTGAACCCGTTGCGGAAGGCTTTGTGATACTCGATACCGTCAGGGCTGATAACAGCATATGGTGGATTGATTTGACCAGGTATGTGTCCGGTGGTGCGTAGGCCAGAGATTGTAGAAAGGTTAGTGGCTATGCCGTCACGAATTTCGCTAAGGGTAGCCATTAGTAGTATTGCCTCATTGTGCGGTATGGGTCAATCATCATGGCTACGTCAGGGTCAATGCGTGTACCTACACGAATGAATCCAAGATCAGGGCTTGAAAGAACACCTAGTGGTGATTCGTTGCGTTTAAAGAATCGTGCAGCTGTGAAAATAGTTCCTTGTTTGATTGCGATAGGAACGGCTGACCAACCCCATGTTCCTGTAACGCGCACACACGCTTCTTGACCTTTCCAGCCGTATGTTCCAGTAGTTGGAAACACTTTGTCATCAATAGCTCGTAGAGCCGTTGTAGGCCACCCTGAGATACCACCAGAGATGTTGTTTAGTGGTTCTTTTTGATAGTTTGCTGAATTCCAAATAGTTGAAAAGTTTGAGTCAAGATCGTCAGCGGTAGCAACCTCTGTAATAGTTATAGCGTCATCAATGACAGTATAGAAACTGCTGTCAGCGACAAAATAACGTATGGCTGTGCCAGCGTTATAGAAATACCTGTTGGTATAGGTGTCAACAGCGCGTGAAGCCGACTCGACAGCCATCTCAAGCAAAGAATCATCAACAGTATCAGCGGTAGGGATGCGGAGTGCCGACTTCAGTTCATTAAGAGTGCAATAACCGTTAGTAATAGCCACAAAAACTCCAATCTCTACCTATTTTACTTGCTCTACAATACGCTTCTTCAATGCTGTCGTGCTAATGCCATTTGTGTAAGGAATGTAGCAAAGACCAATGCCACGGGCATCAAGCCAATCTTGATCAAAAAGCATCTGCTTGTAGTAGTCACGCCTAGCCCAATCAGACCCGACAACAACCAGGTCGGGCTTTACTTGTTGAATAGCAATCTTAGAATCTGCCCCGCCATGATTTGCTACAACAGCATCTACATAACGGCAGCCAAGCAACACAGCTTCACGCTCAGAGTAAGACACTACGGGTGGGCTACCCTTATACGCTTCAATAAACTCGTCAGTATTCAACGAAACAGTCACAGAGCCTATCTCTGCACAACGCCTCAGAAACGCCACATGGCCTAAGTGGAATAGATCGAATGTTCCGCCCGTGTAAACGATTAGTCCCAACGGTTATCCCTTCGCACTTGCAAACTCCAGTTACCTTCAGAGAAGTCCTCGCTGGAAATCTTTTCATCCAGAAGTTTCTGATTCTTTCCATAAGTGCGACCATTAGCATCCTGAAAGCCAGAGTTTAGTGTTGAACTGTTGTCGTGATGTACCTGGGCATCAATCCAGTTTATTTCAAAACCGTGATGTTGCATCCGGCGTTCCATGTCATTGTCATCAAAATATAGAGGATAGAAACGCTCGTCGTACAAGCCAACTTTATTTACTACGCCTTCACCAAAAATTGCACAAGACCAATGCGGAATAATGCTCGGGAAGTTGATTGTAGACGGGTCAGCTTTGTTGGCAATAACTTCTAGCGCACCTGGTTCAAACCATGCATCATCATTTATGCAAACCCAATAAGGCGCATATGGAGTTGATTTAATAATCAGATTCCACGCACCAACTAGACCTAAACCAAATGGTATAGGTAGTACCCAAACTTGTTTTACAAAATCATTTTCAGGGGGCAAGTAAGTGCCCGTGCCGGAGTTATCAATGATGACCAAATGCTCAACGGGATAGTCAATAGATTTAACTAAGCGATCCGCAAGGTCAAACCTCTTAACTGTCGCAAAACCGATTACGGGAATCATGCAAACAGTTTGTCTAGGGCTGGAATCCAATACTTGTCCCAAACTTTTTCAACATCAAACTGTGATGCAAAATCTATACAAGTCTGCGAGCGTTCACGAGGCGCATCATAAGCAAGTTGCAAAGCCTGGAGAATCGAGGGAATCAGGGGCATAGACCACCAAGCATCCTGACCCGAATCCCACATAGGCTGACCCTCAACTAAGAAACAATCCTCAGCAACAAGGTCAGGTGTTGCGGCCCATGACGAACCAATAACGCGTGTACCACATGCTTGAGTTTCAACAGTTGGTACACCAAAACCCTCACCATACGAAGTAGCAAGCATCACATCCATCGTGGTCATAAACGCAGCTAATACTTCCGGTGCAATACCGTACTTGTAATCAACAAGATTAGGGAAACGCACAGCTGAGTCAGGTATGCCAGCTGCTTCGCAAAGTTTCAACAGATTCCAGCCACCAGCAGAACCCAAAGGATCTGTGTGCAAATAGAGTTTTGCATCAGGATGTGACTGCAAGAAGATACTAAAAGCCATCAAGTTCTCAGAGAACGCTTTACGATGAAATAGACCAGAGGCTTTATTAGCAGCCACCATGCCAACAATAAAGTCAGTTTCCTTAAAACCTAGATACTCACGAGTTGCAACACCATTGATTTCAAAAGTTGGTTTCATCACTTTCGTGTCAATAGCGTGAGGAATGTATAGACAATCAATGCCTTTGTCTATCATTTGTTTTTGACCAAAAGGTGACATAGCAATAGGTGTCACATTGTCTTTACGCAACCAGGCTTCAACCTTTGGTGGCATTGTGATGTGATCTAGCGGAGTCCAAGAAGCTATGTTACGCATCTTGTCCCATGCAGAACCCTTTAGCACCCACACATCATAAAGAGTAATAAATAGATCTTTAGCATCAGGGTGTTGCTGTAGCCAATGATGATGATGCATTGGTGCTACATCGTTAGAGTAGGCTTCCATGCCACGAGCGTAATGTGGTATTTCACCATGTGGGGTTTGTAAAGTCGAATTGTTACCTTCAAGGCCATAGTTAGAAAGCGCAGCAACTTCGTAACCATCACGTTTCAAACGATCAACAAGCAGTCCGGCTTGCACCCCATAACCTGTTGGCTGATACGGACTATTAGACCAAACAGAAACAACTTTTTTCTTACCCATTTATTACCTTTCGTAGTGTCTAAATCATAGCAAAAGAACACCCCCCAGAGTCCTACGCAACTCTGAGGGGTGTCCAGCCTTTGTGTGGCTAAGGTTTAGCTTGCGCCACCCTTGAACCATACAGCGTGAGCCGAGTGGGTCAAGTTACCGTCTACGCGCATGGTGACACGGAACGTGGTTAGATCCTTGTCGAAAGCGTAATCGGTTGACTGTGCAACCTTGATTCCACCAGCGGTACGAACCTTGTATGAAGGTAGGTGACCAAAGAGAACCGACTTTGCACCGACAGCGGTTGCTGGCATAGCAGGGTTCTCGATTAGGCGGTAACCGAGGATCTGGTCTGGCTGACCAGCAGTTGCAGGAGTAAAGATGTAGTTACCTGCACCATCCTTGATTTTGCGGATAGCAGCGATAGCTGACTTGCCAGTTAGGAAGCCTACTCCTGGAAGTAGACGAGCCTGACCATCAAGTGCGTACACGAGGTCTACGAGGTTTTCGTAGGTTGGTACACCAGATACACCAGTTCCACCAGTAACAGCAGACGAAGCTGCGGTTAGGATACCAGTCGGTTCTGCAGTTCCAGTACCAGAGGTTAGTCCGGTGTTGACTGCGAAACCGATTGCGTTACCAGCCTGTTCTGCAATTAGCGATGAAAGGTCGAAACCTGCATCGGTAAGCAGTTCGTTGGCTACAGGTACAAGGAACGAGTACTTGAACGCACCGAGAGTGATCGAGCTGAAGGTTGGCTCGGACTCTGCGATTGCAGTTCCCTGACCCTTGATAGTAGCGGTGCTACGAGCAGTTAGGGTTGGGATGGTTAGGTTCTCGCCCGAAGTGGTGTTGATTACATCAGCGACATCTAGCATTGGGCCAGCGAGGCGAGCAATCTGGAATACCTGGTTGTAGAACGACTTTGGAACGGTGTTGTCGCTTGATACGATGGTACGCTTTTCCGAGATGAACTCGTGTCCGCGTGACTCGCCCATAGCGATAGCACGAAGTAGGTCGCTGTCATCAACCGAACGGGTAGCCGAAGGGGTGAATGAGGCAGCAGCCTCAGCAGCACGTTCTTCACGAGCAGCTAGGTTGTTTGCCGACTCGATAAGCGCAGCACGCTCGTCAAGTTCAGCAGAAATACGCTCGTATTGAACGTTCTCTTCAGCAGTTAGATCGCGCTTCTCTTCAGCGGCACGGTCAAGAATTGACTTTGCTGCTTCCCAAGCCTTAGCACGAGCCTCAGACTGAAATTTTGCAAATTCAGACATTGAATCTCCTAATAGAAATGAATAGTGGCTCTGCGGTGCTGACACTCAACAGACGAGGTAGCGGTGCTGACACTCAACTACACATAAAAGTTTACATAATAAAATGTATGCGTTAGGGAAATGAAGAACCCCCACAGGAAAAGGGTGAAAACCTGTGGGGGTGAACTCGCTAGAAGGGGATTAGCGAGTTTCTTCAGACTCGACTACACGAACCTCTTTAGCAACTTTGCTTGGTGGTGTGTCGAGGGCAACGATGGCATCAGCGAAAGCTTCAGCCCATTCTTTGATTACTCCGGCAGTAGGGTTACCCGCGGTAATAAGAATAGCGTCAAGGATTTGTTCTTTGGTAGCCATTTAAACCTTCTTAAGTAGTAGTTCAAGTTGTTTCTGTTTCAAGTCTAGGATGTTGCCTGATACTTCCTCGACTTCTGGAGTTTTCTGTAGTTTAGAAACAACATCCATGATCAGGTTTGCGTGATCAGACTCTAGTTCCTCACCAGACTCTAATTTGAGCAGAGCATCAGCTAGGGCTTCCGCATCAATCGTGCCTTCAGCGGATCGCACCGATACTGTTCCTGAAGTGGCCGTATATGCCGGATAACTAACTACTGAAATTTCGTGAATTCTGACAGCATTAAGAGTTCGGTTGCCACGCTCATCCCAAGTGTCTTTGATGACATTGAAACCAAATGACATCGCATCAATAACTTTGCTGCGGATAAGCTCTGCAACATCACGACCACGAGTAGTGTTAGCGAGAGTAGCTTCGTAAGCAAGTCCTTTAGCATCTTCCCAAATCTTTAGACTTCCACCACGCAACGATGCCATAGGTTCACCGCTGTCGTGATTCCACAACAGTTTGATTTCGTTACGAGCTTTGAGTGAACGGGTGAAAGCACCAGGGGCTATACGTTCAATAAATGGTAATGGTTCGCTATCGCTGTTAAAAACGGCAGCATATCCACTAATAGTCATGCCGTCGGTGCTATCACGGATTTCAAACTCGGTGTGATTAGTGCGAACCTCTTTGCCATCAACTGACCGAACTTCAGAAGGTAAACCCTCAATACGCGCTTTGATAGCCCATGCTGCACGAATCCATTTAGAACGATTGCTCATAGACATTTCATCTTCAATCATGTTCGTGTTCGTAAGTGGTTGAATTTTGTCAAGATCTGCAATCAATACAAGTGAGGTTTCGTCAGATTCAAACCATGTATTTGCTTCTTCATCGAAACACTTAACTAAGGCTTGAACGCCAAGAATTTCAGCCACTTGACCGTACTCTGGTTCATCCTCAAGTAGTGGAGTCCAAGACACCCAATCACCAACAGCGATGCTGTCTAGACTTGCACGTTGTTCTTCAATCATTACTTCTCTTTCACCTGATGCTTTCAGTCTATCAACAACTGAATCAGCAAACTGTTTTGCTCTCAATGCTTGACGCTTAGTTGGCCCTGAACCCCAAAGTAAATGTGCAACTAGACCAGCACCAGGATAGTTAGGGTCAGTAGCGTTCTTATTTTTAGGGGCATCAAGATCAGGTAAATGACGAGCAATCCACGCAGAAAGGCGAACCCATTTATCTGCAGATACACGGCCAGCCGCCATTTCACGAGCTTCACGAATAGTTGCAGGAACTAAACCTGCACCACCCTTACCTTCTTGGTAATACTTCAATCCACGCCTAGCAGCAGCTCGCATGTAACTAGGTGGTGCAATAGTGTCTACACGCAGTTCACGTTTAGTATCAGCCTTGATAGTTGATGGATTCACTCCATCAATACCGAGATCACGATAGTAACCTAAAGCAGTTGGGTTATTTTCAATAGCAGCAACTACATTGTAAGTTTTGAGTAATCGTTCGGCTGTTGCTTTTTTATACTCGGGGCTAGTAGCAGTCGAACTATTGTTCATAATAAGTCGTGAATAACGCACACCAAGATTGTGTAGTTGATTAGCAGTTTCGGAGCGTTGTGATGCTGGTCTACCAGTCACAATGAATAGGTTGCCCTCAAGGGTTTTGATGTAATCATAAGTTTTCTGAATTAAACGACCACCAGCAATAAGAGTGCCATCAATGTCGCTAATAATGATTTTCTGACCTGAAGCATTACGCTTACCTATTTGTCCACCAGGTTTCATGTTCTCAGCAAGTGAGATAGCAACCATGTGACCGATAGCAGCCTTTTTAGAGGTGTGGCATCCAAGAACTTCGCCACCCTCTTTAACAGTTGCCCATCCAGAGCAACCATTGGCTTTATCAGTAATAAAGTATGGCATTAATAAATCTTCATCCAACTAATGTCGCTAGTGCCTGAAGCTGTTATTGCATAAACTTGATCGGCAGCGGCCAGATTAAGTTCAATAGTGCTTTTACCTGCAAGTTCTAAACCGTTTGCAGCAGTAACCGTTGAGTTGCCAATGTGAACGCTTGTTGTAGCGTGTTCATTACGAATAATCAAAACATAAGGGTTTGGGCTACTTGAACCGACAGCACCAGCAGATGTAGTTATAGTTGTTTTTGCTGTAGTAATAGCCATTATGCACCTGTATTTGCTGGTGGTTGTGTAGCCTGATCAATCGGTGGTAGTTTCAAAGCAGACAATACAGCTGCCGGATCAAAACCATCCTTAATAAGCGTGTCAGCCATACCGATACGGATTTGTGTAGCTTGCAAATCTGCTGCTGGCAAACCAACGTTGGCTAGTGGTACACGAGCAATATCGCCACCATCAATAGGTGGTAGATCTTCAAGTTTACGAACTTCATTGATTGTGCTTGCACCTTGCTGTAGAAGAATGCTGTAAGCAGTTGCACGAGATTGTAGATCTCCACGCAGTAGAGCGTTGAAGTTGAACTTGATAAATGCAGTTGTTGGAAGTAGTTGAGAGTATGCCCACTCAATCTTTTCCAGAATAGGTCTAAGGCCGTGGCTGATCCATTGAAGGTTGTTCTGTTCAACAGATGAGTAAGTGTTTGTTCCAGGGATACCCATAAGGTGTAGTGGAATGTTAAATGCTCGAGCGATTTCCTCAACAGCAAAACGGCGTGAGTCAAGGAATTGGGCTTGGTCGTTGGGAACTGTCGTCTGCTTATAGGTTGCTCCGCCAAAAAGCACTCCGGTTTTATGTGCTTTGCGGAAACCTCGGTGGCGAGAGTCGAATCCATCAGCCAAGTCTTTAAGTTGGTTTGGTAGCAGGTTACCTGGCACTTCAATGATGCCCTGAGTTGTTGCACCTTGTGAGAAGAAGCGAGCTGCATAGTTTTGTAAAGCAGTAGCAACACCTAGAGAGTCTTTTAGTTTCTCGATACGGCTTGCACCAACGAGTGAACCTGGAATGGCTAGGTCAACGATGTGGATGACTTCTTTACTTGTTAAAGGTTTGCTTTCGCCATCAACAATAAAAACTTTGCGACCAATACCTGAGCGTTCAACTTTGACCTTTAGCGGATCAAGAACAACAAGGTTTACAACATCACCTGCACGGTCACGAAATACGCGAGTGTAAGAGTTACCGTTTACAAGTAGCGAGGTAACGACCTGACCGTAGTGTGCTTGACGAGTCGTATCAACATCTGGCTGGTCAATCCATGTTGGCTTAGGTCGGTAAGGTTTCCGGTCACCATCAAGACGAATAAAAGCGTCAACAGGAAGCGTAGAGATAGTGTCCGAGTAGAGTGACACGGCTGAGAAGAAAGCAACAATCTTGTAAGCCGTATCGTTGTTGATTACAACGCCAGCTTCAGTTTGAGTAGTGAAGTCCTCGCCATTAGCGAAAACTTGCTGATACGACAATGCGCGAGATTCCCCGAACAAGTTACCTAGCATTACTTACTCCGTTCCAAAGCCAAACCGAAAAGTAAAATGCCAGCACCCAAAGCAATAACACCTACAGGTGCGTAAACAAGACCCAAGCCAATTGCTATAACAGCAATCCCTACGATCTGAAAAGTTGTTGGTAGCACAAAACCGCCTAAATGAAAAAGCCTGGCACAATTACCTCTTCTAGTCTACCGCCCGCACGGTCATACGCAACAACAGATGCTACTGCTGCGTCAATCTTGCGGAGAGAGTTTCGATTCTCTTTAACGATACGAGGGCCAAGATTATCTATCTTCACTACAGCATTATCGAAATGCCTAGCGATCATCGGATTACCGTCATGGGTTACACGCTGTTCAAGCACGGCATCATAGAAAGCTGCACAAGCAGCTACCATACGGCGAGCAGAAGTTGTAGGCCATTCCACAATAGGAACACCAGCATCCATTAGAGCTTCCATAGACCGTTGCCAACGGAACGGGTCACAAGCAACTTCACGCACATGGTATTTAGCACAAAACTCAAGAATCGCATTTTCAGCGTCAGAAACATCTACACGCCACGAATCGTCAGAGTCAACAGGTTTCTCCCATGCTTTCACCAAGAAAATGTGTGGCTTCTCATCCTCATTGGATGCTATCCGGCAACCAACAATCACAGTCGTGTCACCATTGAACGAGCCGTCAAAGCCAAGCACATACTCAGCGTTAGTGTCTAAATCTTGGATAGTTTCACAAGCATCCCACGCACCTGTAGGTAACCAGGATAGGCGTGACGAAACCCATTGGTTACAGCGTTTAGTGCGAAACTCTGCCTCTGGGGTTCGACGCACGGATGATTCAAAGTCTGACAGCGCACAAATGTCACCCAAGCCAGGGTTAGCAATCTCCCACGTTTCTTGCAACCTATGGTCGGCTTCTTGTGGGGCTTCCCACCATGCCATAAAGAAAGACGGATCATCAACTTCGCCACGAGCCACTTTCTGGCCATACTGATAAAGCGAGTAGCAAATAGAGTCCTGACCTGTGCTGTCAGTCTTGACTCCGGCAGTAGTGATAGCGATAAGGGTAGCCATAGATCCACGCGCACCCTGAGCAAGTGACATAACATCAAACAGTTCACGATTGGGCTGTGCATGAAGCTCATCGAAAATCACGGCAGTCGGTGACAAACCCTCTTTAGTGAACGCTTCACTAGAAAGCACGCGATAAACCGAGTTAAACTCTGGAATCTCAATAGCATCCCTATACAGCTTTGCCATACCCATCAAGTCAGGTGACGCTTCAACCATGCGTTTAGCATCAGCAAACACGATACGAGCCTGATCACGGTCAGCTGCACACGAATAAACCTCTGCACCCTTAATACCTGAAGCAAAAAGGCTGTACACACCAAGCGTAGACGCAACAGCCGACTTCCCCTGCTTGCGAGGCATCCCAATTAAGTTGATACGGTGACGTAAACCCCCATCATCGCCACGCGCATACACATGACGCAACAACTCTTTCTGCCACTCACGCAAAACCAACGGCTCACCAGCACCACCCGCAATCGAGTCCTTAGTGATAATGCCAAAAATCTCTGCAAACTCTATAACCGACGCACCCTTACCAGCAGCCATCGTGTCATCAGGAACAGGAGTCAGCCAGGCAGGTGGCCAAGCGTTAGCTATTGCCATGCTTTTCCATAAACTCAGCTAACTTTGACTTAGTTTTCACCTCAGCCAACCCATAACGACTCCGATCAACAGGAGTCCAAGCCAACAACGACAAATTAGAAATAATAGAACGCTCAATGTCACGCAACTGCCTACGATCACGCCACGCATCCTTATCACCCGCAGCAGTCCGGTCAGCAACAATCACCCGCAACTCCTCACGCTCATCCAACATCTCAGCCGTAACCTGCACCAACCACTTATCAGTACGCCCCAACCACAACTGCCCCTTACCCCAAGCCTCATCCCAAAACGCAGAACCCACATCAGCAAGAGGCCGCAACGGTTTAGGATTCTCAACCTGTGGCATCAACACAAGATTGCCCTCTTTAGGCATCGCCCGCTTACCAGGATTACCCATCAAACGTTTCTGCTCAATCGTCTTAGGTGGATTTGGCATACACACTCCTTACCAACAGCCTACCAACAGAAAAGGTCTGAAGTGCGGGAATGTGCGATAGTAGGCGGGCGGGGTGTCAGGTATCGAACACTTTTTCTAAAATGCCCCACTCCCCCCCTTCCCAGGTCGAACAAGTGTTCTAATCGCTGTATTGCCTACCAGGCGGGGCGTGTCGGGCTTTACGGGGTGTTTGTGGGTGTTTGTATTGTTTTGGGGGTTTGTGGCGTGTAGCAGGCTTATGTGGCGTTTTTTACTGCTCGGTTTGCAGCTTTAGCCGTGCCGGAAATCGGCCCAAATAGATCAACGGGGCGGGGCGGGGTGTCACGGGCATGAAGAAACCCCCCGCCGATTCTGGCGAGGGGTTTCGTGTTTGGGGTGTCTACCGTTTAGAGAGCCATCCAATGACTATGGCAATCTCCAGGGCGAGGGCGATGAGATTGAACCAAGTTGCAAAAGGCGTCATTAGTTGAATCCATTTTCTAGTTGCATTTCCGCCCGTGCCATGCCCTTGATAATTTCGGCAACTACTCTAAGGGCGGATTCGTTTCCAATCTCCGAAACGATTTGAGACTCATCATCTTCAAAACTTAGGTGGTAACCCGTGCCCGAAATATCGTTGCCGTTTTCGTTTAGGTTGTAGTAAAGAGTGAATCGTGGGGCGGTGTATGGTTGCCCGTCATGTAGTACGGCTTCGGTTTCGCCAATCTCTAGATAGTCTGGCATGCCCCGCCATGATTGAGATTGAATCGTCGCGGTGTGCCCCATGCGGGTTAGTGTGTCGGCAATCTCGGTTAGAATTGCCCTAGTGCCGACTTCGACAATTCGTATAGTAGTTTGGTTTTCCCATTGAGTAGTTATCATCTCAACTATTTCTTCCGCATATGCTTTGGTGTAAGCGGTGGAGAAGGTTAGCCATGTGCCGTTAGATTCTTGTGTTTGTATCTCGAACATTTTTTCCCTTTTCGTTTTCGGCGGTGTTGCCGTGTAACCATTTTGCACCCGTGCCGTTTCCCGTGTCAAGTATTTGGCAAAACTTTTTTTCGGGCGTGTCGGTTTTGATCCTCGACATGAGGCGGGGGTGTAGTGTTGCCCCCGTATGGTTATCCGCAAATTTTTTCACAGCACAAACCTGGAAAGTTGGTTGAGCTGCTAAACCGGAAAAACCAAAAACCAAAACCAAAATCAAAAACCAAAAACCAAAAAGCCCCCCGCCTGGAATTTGCGGGGGGCTTCAAGTAGATCGAAAACTAATGCGAGTGATTCAAACAAGCACCAGAAACGCTCAATTCATAATTCCATTCTTTATATAGTGTTTTGCGAACCGAAACTGAAACCAATTCATAACCGAATTCTTCACGAATTTTTTGACACGCTTCGGCGGCCGAATCGGCTTCCACATAATCGTTACCGAAACCATGACGGGTTAGGTATTGGGCATAAAAATAGTTTTCCATTTTGATCATCTCCGTTTCTTAGAATCGTTAGCAAGTGACGCGATTAGGGCTAGTGGCAACATTAGATATATGCCTACTGCTCCACCGAAAACTTTTGCAAGTGTTTTCATGGGTTAGCCCTTCAATGTGTTTACGCCGTAGCAATTTGGGCAAGTGTTTTGTGTTTCGTAGGCATTGAACCAATTGCGCAGCTCAGACATGCCTAGTGCGTTGAATTCTTCCGTGACATCTTCAACGTAATCAATTTCGATCTCACCGCATCGGAAAGAATACGATACCGTGCAATCTGAACAAGTTACCGTGCCGGATTCTGAATCCAAGAAAAAACTTTCAAAGTCATCTACCTGGAATATGCGGGGTTTCGTGTAACCGCCCCGAACATCGGCCCCGCCGTGAATTTGGAGAGCTAGGTAATCAGTACCCGCTAAATCGAATTTAGTAAATTGCAACACTTGAGAAAGCAAACAATATTCGATTTCGTAAGTGTTCAAAGTGAACCGCCCGCTTTCATAAAATCCGCCATCCTGCCCGACACCGAAAGTGTCTAGAAAAGAATCAACGGTTTCTAGCCATCCATCATCGGGGTGTGTTTCATCCCAAACGGAATATGCGGCATCTAGCATCGGCGCATATTCTAAGTGTTCGGTTAGAAAGTGATACACCGATAACACGGGGCTACCATAATCAAAAGTCACCGCCGGAGCTTCGGTAATTGCTTCCGCCCCGCTTGCCTGGTTTCGTTGCCATGCCCGCCCGTGATCACCGCCAGAATCGAGCATGCTTTTCCCCGTGTTTTCTAACAACATTTCTAGGATTACGGCTTCCGTTTTTGTTTGTGTAGTTGTGTTCATTTTTTTATTTCCCTTCGGTTATTTGTTGAACGCTTCGAGAGCGTATTCGTTTAGTTTGTTTTGATCATCAGTAATGAAACCGCCAATTGAATCTACATCCTGCCAAATAGTGACGGTTTCACCGTCGGCTGCCATAAACACTTTAGACTTTTGTAGCGTGACGGTGTGAATTTCGCCCTTGAAATAGTTTTCAAATTCTGCCAAATAAGCGGGCAATTTTTCCGCATCGGCACTAGGGCAATAAACAAAAACATCCAACCATTCACCCTGGGAATAGCCCCTAACCGTTGAAGCTATACCCGTGTAGCCGGATAACGTGGCGTAACGCCTAATCGCCCTTAGTTTTGAATCATCGGTTAAGTAAGATTCTTCGAAACGATTTACCGCGTTTTCAATTTCGGGGAGCGTTTCGGAATGATACCAACCACGCCCGCGCGGCCCCAAAAGTGTTTGCACAAAATAAAGCCCGCCCGTGAAATAGTCAAGCGGGGTATCCGTGTCATATTCATAAGTGAATCGTTCATTTTCCGAAAATTGGTAAATCTCCATTTTTGTTTTTTCCCTTCGTTTTTTTATGGCGGTTACCATGCGAAAAGTTTAGGGCATGATCGCGGGGGCATGTCAAGCATTTAGCAAAAAGTTTTTTTTCGGCGTGTCGCAATACGCCCGCCCCTGGCACTAGGTAGCTGCCCCCGCCGGATAGCCCCGCAAGCCCTAACGCCGTGCGCTGATCTGAACCAAATTTCAACCAGATTTTAACCAGATTTTGACCAGAATTTAGCACCAAATTTTGACCAGAATTTACTCAACCAGAATTTGGCCAACCAGATTCTAGAGAGGCTTGTTACCCCGTTTAGCGTTACATGAACGATGAGCTGCCCGCAATTCCGCAACATCACCATGACTAGACGCATCCACATGATCAGCAACCCACGGATCACTCAACCGGAAACCATCACCACACAAATGACACACGAGAGCAGTAGCACGAACCAGGGCAGCTCGCTTCCGATAATCACCAGAATATTGCCCCGTAGCCTTCTTTATCTGTGCGCGTTTAGCTTCATGCAAATCTTCAACACGTTGCTGATGCACCACACACCGATTACCGCCCGTTGTCAAACGGCCACAATCAAGACACGGCTTAGGAAACTTGCTCACGATTCAACCATTTCATCAAATCAAGGGTTTGTTCCCAACCAGAAACTTCAACACAAAACACGCCCGTACTTAGAACCGGAAAGTCGTTACCAGAATTCGAGAAAGAATCGCCTACATAAACGGTTTCTAACGGATCAACTTCAACCAGATTCATAAACTTTGTGATGCCATATGCTTTGTCACGACCAATAGGGGTTATGTCTATGCTTGTACTACCACCGATGCGCAACTCGAATCCTGGAATCAGATTTTGTAGACGATTGACCAGATTTTCTCTTTTACGCTTGTCAACATCCCAATCAGATTTTTGTTCAGGTGATGCTTGTTGACCGAGAGCTGAGTAAGTGATTTGGGCAAGCCGATCTTCAATGATTGCACCAACCGGATTGTCACACCATAAACCTAGTTCGATTGCAGCCTTTTCAACCAAAAGTTTGATACGGTCACGCTGTTCATTAGGAATCATCTCGGTAGTTACATCGCCGTTAGCAAGTTTGTATTGTGAACCGGAACAGGCAAAAACATGTATTTGGTGTGCAA